GTTTTACTTGCTCCAGGGGCTCTGACCTTTCCCAACCTACGTCGACATCACGTAAAATCTGCGTAACCGGTTTTGCTACCGCAACCGCTTCGCGGATTTCCCGCTATCTCCCGCTTCGTTCCTATGCAAGGAGTTTTTTGGAGCAACAGAAATTTGGACTCGCTAGTTCTGATGTAGCTCGTGGCTACACCTCAAAGCGGATCGAGCCTCCTCGATCAAACAGCGTCCTTATATTGCCTATAATTTTTTAAGTGCTTCTTTAAGAATTTTTGAACTGCCTACCCGCACATTTATGATACCATTGTAATAATCATCTGTTTCTAGTACCCTGCGGTCAAATTGTTCCTTGGCCTCTAAATAGCTCATCAAGCCTCTACTTTCACACATATAAAGTATTTCTCTTGTAAAGTGTTTTTCACCTATTTTTTCCACATCAGCAATCAAATGATCTGAGGAACCCCAGTAATCTCGCCAATCGCTTTCAACTTTGCTTCGCCTTTTATTTTTCTTGCCTTTAAGTGGAGGTTTAGTTTTCTTGAATTTAGCTAACTTTTTGCCTATGTACTTACGGTTGTTTGTTGTATTTGTAATAAGATATACAAATCCTTCTATGTTGTTAGGTAATTCTTCTATCTTTTCACCGTTGTAAGTCCATTGCATATGGATACTTACCGTGGACTACTCTGATGGGACGTCCGTTTTGGAATTATGCTTATCGTGTATCTCATCCATGCGTAATTTTGCAAGTCTTCTTATCTCTCTAAGCCATTTACGGCTCTCTCTATGTGTACGTACGGAGTTTCTTGCTTCGAAAGCCTCGTTGGCTTTGAAGTATTGCATATATGCTTTTGTTAGTAAATCATGAGTGTCATCATTCATTATGTACCTCCACATCGTTTTCATATGATGTAAAGCCATTTTCTTTAACTACTTTTAGTACGTGTGTTACCCGTCCTACTAATTCATCTTTGTGTGATATTAAATATACGTTTTTAGCTCGTTCTCTCCCCATCTTTTTCAATATTGCTAAACTGTTTTCAACTCCACTAGTATCCATACCTGAATCAACAAGCTCATCAATGAACAGCAGATTAATGTTCTGGTATAAACTCTCCCACACATCACGGAAGGCAAAACTCATACCAAGAATTAATCTGTTACGCTCACCTCTGGAAAGATTATCAAAATCAAGATCCTGCCCGTACTGTGTTATTTCCACAGATAAGTCATTTATAAAAACAACTTGATGAGGCAAGCCTAGTTTGTCAAGATAATGTGTGAGCCTGTTGTTCAGATATGCCAAGTTTTGATCAATAATCTTTTTACGTATGAAACTATCTTTATTTGTTAACAATTTCAACAAGAACTCTTGATGTTCTCTAAGATCATTAAACTGATTAACTGTTGTCCAGTCAATCTCTTGGATCCCTGTGTTCTTTAATTCGTCAACTTGTTCTTGATAAGGATCTGATTCTGATTCAGAATTTTCAAGAGCTGTTTTAAGTTGTTGAACGTTTTGTTTGTGATCATAAACTTCTTTCAGTGTTTCGTAAAATGTTTCTGGTCTTCCGTTTATATCACCTATTTCATCTAACTGATCATTTGCTATTTTTAATTTGTCGTTTATCTCAGTTTGATATGATAATGCATCGTCATATTCTTTTTGTTTTGCAGTTTCAATTTCTTTTTTCTTTTCTTCTTGCAAGTCTTGTCCACAAGCATAACATTTTGCGTCAGCAAGACCTTCAATGTCTGTTTTAAGTTTGTCAACAGATTTATCTGCTCTCATTAACGCACTATCAAGAGTAGATGTTTCTTTTTTCAAGTTGGAAATTTTTGTGTTTAATTCTTCCCAATTTTGTAATTGTTCGTGTTTTTCAATCTCTTTATCAACATCAAGATGCTCAAGTTCGTTTATCCCTCTTTGTAACTTTGTAATATTTTCTTTTCTAGTTGATTCCCATGCACTCTGTTTTAGTTGCAAACTGTTTATAGTTTCGCCTATTCTTTCATTGCTTTGTTGTTGTGCAGTAATCTTTGCATTTTCTTCGACTATTGCTTCTTTTGTTTGTTTAATTTTTTCTTTTAAATTTTCTGCCTTTTCAGAAAGTATTGTAATACCTAACAGTTGTTCAATTATGTCTTTTTGATCATTAACCTTCATACTTAGAAAAGGCTCTGTGTATGTGTTTAAAGCAAGTATGTGCTTAAACATATTATGACTAATACCTAAAAGTTCGTTGATAGTTTCTTGTGTTTTTCTACTATCTCCTTGACTTTCGTCAGTCATTTCCTGTTCTTGGTCGTTAATAAAAAACTTTAATAGGTTAGGACCTCTGCCTCTTTCAACTTTGTAACTAACATTATCTTTTTCAAAAGTTAAAGTAACTAACATACCTTTGTTGTTCGTCTTGTTAATTAGATTATTTCTTTTGATATTAGTTAATGCAAGTCCGTATAATGCATAACTTAAAGCATTTACAATAGTGGTTTTACCTGTACCGTTTCTAGATCCCATGTCATCGCCACCTTGATCTAGATTCTCACCTAGCACCAAAGTTAGCTGTTGTTTATCAAAGTCAATTGCTTGGGTTTGATTACCCACACTCATAAAGTTTTTTACTGTTAGGTTTTTAATTTTTATCATAGCTCGTCATATATCCTTAACAGCAAATTTTTATCATAGTTTTCAGTATCAATTGCAGTAATTTCTTTTGTTACAATTTGATCTACACTTTCAAATTGAGTAATATCGATATCTGTGTTAATCTCTTCATCTTGCTGACTAGGAATAAGTGTAATTTCTCTGCAATCATATTCGTTTACAAAAGTTTCTTTTATGAAACTTGCTTCTTCATAAGAAATAGGAAGATCAAGAGTTACTCTTAGATACATTTTACTTTTAAGTAACTTGTCTTTTTCATCTAGCAGTCGAGATAATTTAACAGTTCTGTATTTCGGACAATCGTCCCAATTAATATAATGAGGTTCCTTGTTATTTTCTTTGTCAAGAATCATCATACCTCTATCATCGTCCCATGCATCTGCATAGTTATGAGGGAAAGCATTACCTAAGTAATGTATTCTTCCTTGTATTTGTCTTTTATGAAAGTGTCCTGAAAAAACATAGTCTTGATGTTTAAAGTGTTCCGCTTTAAGTTCTCCCGTATCAGGCATCTGCACCATAGCATTCATATAAAAGTTTGGAAGTTCAAAATGTCCAAACATATATTTTGTTTTAATTTTAGATATCTTTTTCCATTCGTCACCGACTAACCAAGGAATAAGTGCAACATCATCTTCAACCAGTATTTCATCTACGTAAGTAATACCAGGAATGTGTTTACCAAATTCTAACGAATAGATATCTCGTTTATCTTTGTAATACAAGTCATGATTACCAGCAAAGAAATAAAACTTTTCAAAAGCCTTACCAAGTTTTTCTAAACATCGGGTTGTACTGTCTAATGTTTGAACGTTAATGGTATTTCTATTATGATGCCAGTCACCACAAAAGATTCCAGTTTCACAACCGTTTTCTTTTGCCTTGGCAATAAACCAATCAACGAATTCTTCGCAATCTTGCAAATGTATTTTACTGTTAGACTTCAATCCAAGGTGGATATCAGTAAAAACCGCCGCTTTCTTAAACAAACTATAATCCTTCCAAGTTTATTATATTACACTTCATGTGATGTGTCAAGTATTTTTTTTACTTTTTGGTAGAAACTGTTGTTATTTTTTCACCATGACGTTCTTTTCCTCGTTCCCATTCGCCCTGGGCCTGTCTTGTATAACTAGGATTCATGTTGTTCATTTCTAAGATGTCATCTCTTATATTTTGATTTCTCTTTTCAATGTTTATTACTCTAACAAATGAATTGGTCACTGCCGCAGTATAGTATGCAAATGGATTGTTTGATTTAGACTCGTCAAATTGTAAACCAATTTGTGAAAGTTGCAATATTGCTTGTCCTCTCATTTCGTCATTGTAAGTATATCCTCTTACATTACCACGGGTAGCATATCTATCACACAGTTTCATCCACATCATTGCTAATTTATTTGTAGCTTGTCCGTGTCCTTTGTCAAAATAACCATTTTCCATACCACCTTGCCAATGACTCTTACCAACACATATCAATTTGTCATTTTCATCAAACTTATAATGTTGAAATGGTGGAAAATTTAATTTTGTTTTTGTATCTGCTATATTTTTAGGATTTTTCTTTCTACCTGGTTCTTCTGGTATATGATCGTACATCATTATCCTAAAAATTAAGTCAGTTTTTTGTACTTTCCTGTAATCTATTTCAAATTCTGCTAATTTTACTCGTTTGCCTTGTGTTTTTGCCTGTTCAAATGCTTTCTGTTGTAGTCTTTTTGCCTGGTTTCTTTTGGCTTCTGCTATAGTTCTAATATTAATTTTCTCAATACTTGGTAATATAATGTCATACACAGCGTACTCATTGTCGGTATAACTGCAAAAGGTATTTTTGGACTTGGCAATTTCAGCCAATATGTCCTTGTTGTTTAGATAATTAATTCTTTTCATGTTTTCTCCAAGATTTATACCACATTATAATATACTCTGATAATTTTGTCAACTAAATAAGTAAAAGGAGTTAACCAAATGCCAGGACAGTATTTTTT